AAGAATTACCTCATCGGTTCACCGTTCGGAGCTGTTGTTCCGACGCTTTGGGGTAAACCGATAGCTCTTACCCCGAGCATGACCGCCAATAAACTTCTGGTGGCCGCATTCGATATCGCTTTCATGTATTTGACCCGTGAAGAGACCGTGGTCGAGATGTCTGAGAGCGATGACACCAACTTCCAGCAGAACCTGGTTACGATCAGGGCTGAGAAGCGCGGAGTGCTGGGCGGGTTAAGGCCGGCATCAGTTCGTTACGGAAACTTAACCGTTTAAGCGAAAGGTAAGGTATGAAGATCATCGCCAAACGTCCATTTATAAGCTCACGTTCTGGAATCGGAAACGTTCCAGGGGGGCGCATATTGGACACAGACGATGGTTATGCTGAAATGCTCATTAAGGCCGGGCTTGCGGAGGAATACTCTGTAGCCCCGGCCTTAAAGGCTTCAGGGCAACCATCTTTTATATCCCCCGTCGGGGCGAATGCAAAGAATGGGCCATCATCGCAAGTGGCCCGAGCCTCAAAAGGTCAGATTGCAGTAAAGTCAAAGACTGGTGCGAAAAAGACGAAAGCCGCAGGGTAATTGTCATAAACACGTCTTATCAGTTGGCTTTATGGTCTGACGTTCTTTACGCTTGCGACGGGGAATGGTGGGATAAGTATATCAAAGACGTTCTTTTGAGATTTAAGGGCGAACTCTGGACGCAAGATATCCCTGCAGCAAGTAAATATGGCCTAAATTTAGTCGAAGGGGACAAAGCCGAAGGCTTAGGCAGAAATAAGATACATTACGGGGCTAACGGTGGATATCAAGCAATAAATCTCGCCTACCTATTTGGAGCCAAAAAGATTACCTTGCTTGGATTTGATATGAAACGAGGGGAGAACAATAAATCTCATTGGCATGGAGACCACCCCGGAGAATTAAATAAAGACATGCCAATCAGGACTTGGGTAAAGAATTTTTGTAAACTCGCAGAAGATCTGAAGAGCGAACAAGTTGAAGTTATAAATTCAACGCGCGATACAGCCCTTGAATGCTTCAATAAAATTAAACTCGAGGTGGCGCTATGTTTAAACTAATAACCGCACCAAATGAAATAATAACCTTAGAAGATTCCGCCGAGTTTATGCGTGCGGAATTCTCGGCATCAGAAGAAAGCCTTATCGAGTCTCTTATTACCGCTTCCCGGATCTTATGCGAAGAATATCTATTTCGCAGAATCGGTGTTCAAACAATAGAACTAAGAGACAGAGGTTTTCCTATTGGTAATTCTCCTATTATCTTACCTGCTCCTCTTATATCTGTAACATCCATAAAGTATCTTGATAGTAATAATGTGGAGCAGACACTTCCCTCCACTGAATACATCGTAAGCGATTCCGCCCCTGGACTCATTGTTCCGATAAACTCCTGGCCGGAAGCATCTAAAGCGGGAGATTCCCTATGCGTCAGGTTCGTTACTGGTTATAGTGACCCCGGAGAAAGCCCGATGCAGTCCGAAGCACTTCCTAAAACAATTAAAACCGCTATGCTTATGCAGGTTGCAGATATGTATGAGAACCGGGAAGCCCAGGTTGAGAAGCCGTTAACCGCCAACCAGACTTTAGTTAACCTTTTAGCGCCATATAGATTAGAGATGGGGATATGACACAAGCCGGCAGCCTTAATAAAAGACTAAAGATATCGCAACTTGTTACTGGAAGCCCTGCAAAGGATGAATTTGGGGCTCCAAATACAAGTTGGGAGGAATTGGATACCGTTTGGTGTGCGATAGAGCCACTATCCGGCCGTGAATTTTGGGCGCAACAACAAGTTCAGAGTGAAATCACCGCACGGATAAGAATTAGATATCGTAATGATATCACAGTGGGAATGAAAGGCGAATATAACGGTAAGATTTATACCATCAAAAACATCATCGATTATCAAGAGAGCCATAGGGAGTTGTGGCTTATGTGTTCAGAGGGGGTAATAAATGTCTAACGGCGTGTTTGTACAGATAACGGGGCTAAAGGAACTTGAGAAGAAAATGATTGAGCTTGGTCCTAAAATCGGCCGGAGGGCATTAAAAGGTGCGCTCGTTGCGGGAGCGAGGGAAATTAAGAAAGAGGCGCAGACGGTAGCTCCGGTAAATACCGGACGGTTGCGCAGGGCAATGTATATTAAAACAATGTCTAAGCCTAATCCTTTTAAAGAGAACGTAATATTCGGAGTTAGGCACGGCAGAAAAATGTCAAAACGTGATTTAGATGCTTACTATTGGACCTTTCTTGAGTTTGGAACCAAATTTATCAAGAAAATATCTTTTGTCCAATTAGCATTTCAAAGGGCTCAAAGAAGAGCATTGGAAAAATTTAAGGAAACTCTCGCTAACAAGATATCACAATTGGTTAAGGAAAGCACATGATACAGTCAGATATCTATAAGATATTATCCGAGGATTCAGGAGTACAGAATATCGTCTCCTCAAGGATTTATCCAATAGAAATACCTCAAGACGGAAGTGTCCCGGCTGTTGTCTACCTAATAAACGAAATTACGCCTATAAAAAGTCTCGATGGAGAAAGTGGTCTTGATAATGGCACCATTGAGATCACCTGTTGGGCTAAAGACTATAAAACTGCTCATTCATTAGCTTCCGCTGTTCGATCAGCATTATCTGAAGTCGGAGTTATTACTGGGAATATGCAAGATACTATTGACCCAGAAACCCGCAATTACGGAGTAATTATTAATATGAGCACTTGGTCAGCTTAAGGAATTGTTGAATAGTATAACATACGCAGAACATAGCAAAGGGCTGGAATAAAAAGGAGAAAGGATAATCGAATGAATAAAGATAGTTTTCAGCCTCAAACAGCGTTTGAAGGGTATGTAAAAGCCAGCTTAGACAATATGGAGAAGAGACTTGATAGTTTACCTTGCGGTGAAACTTTTAAAAGGCTTGGCAAATGTGAGACCGACATAGCCAATATAGAAGGCAGGGCTACAGTATTTGGAGTAGTGGCCGGCTTCGTCGCAGGCATATTTGCTAAGATATTTATAAAATGAGCTGGATAGAATGGTGTAAATGCCACAGGCGCATCCTTACGACAGGTCAAATGAAAGAAGGCAAGCCTTGTGAAATCTGCCAAGAGGAAGCAAAGAGGCACGCCGAGACCTTCAAAGATAGATTTGAGAAGCTGGGAGAGGAGGAGAAAGATGTTAAAGTGGCTGATTAGTGTCTGGCAAATAATCTGTTTTCTCTGGAAGTATGTTAAGCCTATTTATATTGACCTTATGCGCATTATTCAAGAGGTCAAAATTTTAGGTCTTGAGAATGAAGAGGCAAGGAAGAAAGTATTTCAGGATATTACCGATTGTATCCAAGCAAGAGGTTTACAAGCACTTCCTGATTCTGTGCTTAATTGTTCAATAGAGCTATGCTACCAGATATACGTCTGGCAGAACCGGAAAGGAGAGCAGCAGAAATGAAGAGGTTATTTTTAGTATTAGTTTTGGCAGTAAGCCTATTACTCGGGGATTGCGGGTTGCTTCAACTTAACGCCTTTGCAGAGGACACCACGGCCACAACGGCAACGTCTACTTCGGCAACACTTGATTTGGGTACGCTCATCGGGAAGTTGCCGTCGCTTAAGAACTCAGTGCTTTACTCTTATGACGACAACACGGTTAAATACGCAATGAGTTTTGCGGTAGCTGGTTTATTTAAAATGTCCGACGGGGAGAATTTAATCAGCTTTGACGCTATGTATGTTCCTGCCGATG